CGTTGGCAGACGTGCCCGTCACATTGATGCCCCATGTACCAGACGCGCCAGTGCCCGTTAAAGTGGGGGAATATGAGTTGTAATTTGCCGCAGTCAGAGCAATATTACCCCCCAGCAAATAATTAAAACTGTCCCAATACAGGTAATGACTGCCTGAGCTTGACAGATAAATAACCCCTGTCGTGCCGCCGGTCCTATACGCCGTAATGTCACCATTAACAACTGTAAGACCTGTTGAGACACCAAGCGTACCCGGTGTAAATACGCCAGTAGTTGCATTAATGCGACCCGCCGTGCCCGAGGCGGCTGCACCCACACCAATAGAATTAACACGATAATTATTGGAAATATTTAGCGCATCTGCTGTCGTCGCCGTTGTTGCGGTTGCCGAATTACCTGTAATGCTAATGCCCCAGGTGCCGCTTGCATTTGTGCCAGTTGTACTTGGCGCACCTACTGTGTTGTAGCTTACAGTCAATGCAGAGCTGCCATTAAAGGTAGAGCCCGAGGCTCCGCCAGCTCCACCGTTATTAAACGTTACTGCATTCAATACATTAGCGGAATACCCGGTAACATTTATGCCCCACGTGCCATTTGCCCCGGCGCCGGATAATGTTGGGCTGTAGCTGTTGTAGTTACCTGAGTGCAGTATCGTGTACCAGCTATTCCATGTGGTATCGATACCTTTACGAATGTTTAGCTGTGGTATGCCACCATTATTGGCAGCAGTTGATCCAAACGCTAGTTGGTATGACGCATCGCCAGTGCTAGCAGTGGTTCCAGTCCAAGGATTGAACTGTAAAACGCCTGCGTAGTTGCCGCCCGTTCCGGTCGTGGTTGAATTGGCAAAGAAATACCGTACAGCTCTTGTGGACGCATTTGGATAGTACGTTGCACTGTTCGCATTACGATCATTGTCGTTATAGGTGTACCAAGTATTGTTATTTAGATACCCGATAGCAAAACCGCTACTTGTATCCCGATATGCAATGGTGCTTGCGGTATTAGCTGCCGTTGCATTAGACGTAACTGTGAATGTTGCGCCGCCGCTTTGGTTTGCGGTAAACGTAGCCGAACCTGACAGACCATTGCCAGACACGGCAAGAGTTAGAGTGCCATTGCCTATAGTGGGCAAGGTTGCCCAACTAGGCGCTGCGGCGCCGTTTGACTGTAAATACTGTCCAGCCGTACCGGCAGCCAACATTGCTGTTGTGCCAGCAGCAGACTGATATGGCACAGTCCCGGCGCTACCACCAGCTAAGTTTGTAGCTGTTGTTGCAGATGTTGCATTACCCGACAAAGATGCAGTAATCGTTCCAGCAGAAAAATTGCCCGACGCGTTTCTAGCAACAATAGTAGACGCAGTGTTTGCATCTGTCGCGTTTGACGTGACGGTAAACGTCGCGTTACCGGACTGATTGGCATTAAATGTCGCGGAGCCAGATAGTCCAGTGCCAGACACGCCCATTGTCAGGGTGCCGCCGCCTATGGTGGGGAAGGTTGACCAAACAGGAGCCCCTGCGCCGCCAACTGTTAGATACTGCCCCGCCGTGCCAATAGACAACATTGCAGTTGCGTTGGCAGCGGTTTGATATGGGATCGACCCTGCGGCACCCGCACCTAAATTTGTCGCCGTAGTTGCGGTGCCCGTTAAATTGGCCGTAATCGTTCCGGCAGCGAAATTACCAGACGCATCTCGCGCAACAATTGCCCCAGTGTTATTAGCGCTAGACGCGTTGGATGTAACTGTGAATGTTGCATTGCCGGACTGGTTAGCAGTAAACGTTGCCGATCCAGAGATTCCGGTACCAGATGTTCCTAGCGTTAACGTTCCATTGTTAACGTTGCTCGCTGTAGTAGCAGTAGCTGCGTTACCAGTGATGTTTATACCCCAGGTTCCCGAAGCGCCAGTTCCGGTTAACGTTGGAGCATAGGTGTTGTAGTTGCTGCTGTCTAAGACTTGGTATACCGGCAGGTCTATAAAGTTACCCGCCGGGGCGACGGATGTTGTTGAATAATTCGTCCACGACCCATTGGCCACGCTAACTGTATAAAATGAATTTACACCGCTATAAGTGGCAAAATTACCGTATATATCATATGTAGTAGTGTTGGTTTGCACTACTCGGATTGTTGAGGGCGTGGTAGCGTTAGGTCCAGTTCTCCATGCCTGACCATCTGCAAAAAAGTTACCTGTGCTCCCAGCTTGAAACGATGATCCGTTGGACGTCTTGAAGTAAATTTCCGTCAAACAATTTTGTGCAATACTGGCGTTATACCCAGCGGCAGCAACAATTTTGATTTGAAGCTTGGCCCCGGCCTGGGTCATCCCAGACCAGCGCCCCAGATAAATCCATTGCGTCGACGCCCCTGTATCCGGCAACGCATACCCGCCCCAGGCAGTGGTAACTATTCCGGCAATAAAGTTGCCAGAAGCATCCCGAGAAACAATCGTGGATGCCGTATTGGCGCTGGTGGCGTTAGATGTGACAGTAAATGTACTATTGCCCGACTGATTGGCCGTAAACGTTGTTGAACCAGACAAACCGGTGCCGGACACGTTCATCGTTAACGTGCCGTTACCAATCGCAGGCAAAGTATCCCAAGATGGCGCTGCTGCCCCGTTGGACTTCAAATATTGGCCAGATGTGCCAGCAGCTAACATTGCTGTTGTTGAGGCTGCTGACTGGTATGGAATCGTCCCTGCGCTTCCACTTGCTAAATTTGTAGCCGTGGTGGCAGATGTTGCAGATGTTGCAGATGTTGCATTACCTGATAATGCAGCCGTAATAGTCCCAGCAGCAAAATTTCCAGATGCGTCCCGCGCAACGATTGCGCTTGCAGTATTGGTACTGGTTGCAGTGGTGGCTGCATTTGGTATGGTTGTCGATGCGCTAAATGCACTCGTACCATTGCCATATACATAGCCGGTTAACGTTGCCGCTCCAGTACCGCCATTAGCCACACCCAGGGTGCCGGATACATGCGTCGTTAACCCAATCTTGCCCCACGACGGAGCCGTGCCAACGCCGCCAGAAATCAGCGCATTGCCAACAACAACATCTGCTAGCTTAGCGAGCGACGTCGTTGTATCTGCGTATAGCAAATCTCCCACAGCGTATGAAGTAAGACCGGTGCCGCCATAGCTAACGCCAATAGTGCCAGCGTTCCAAGTGCCAACAGTAAGAGTGCCAACTCCACTAATCCCTGTATAAGATCCCGAAAGCCTCGCAATAGGTAACGTGCCCGATGTAATGTTGGCTGCATTAGTTGTGTCCGTAGTTGCAGACGCCGCTAAACCCGAAACCGCCCCGGAAGTAATGGCAATCGCAGTGTTTGTAACGCCGGACACTTGTCCGCTGGCGTTGGTCACAATTACAGGCACTTGCGATGCCGAGCCATACGTACCAGCGGTGCCTACCGGGGTGATGCTGAACTGTGTTCCTGAAAGAGTTAACCCAGTCCCGGCGGTGTACAACGTTGCATCACTGACCTGTACAAACGTAATGGCCGTCGTGCCAAACGTGATTGTGCCAACCGTATTGCACACATACGTTTCACCAGCGCCCGTATTGCCGGACGTGATAAAAAATGCGTCGCCATTACCAAGCTTGTTAGGATCTTTAACCCCGTACGAATTTGCGTCTGATGTACGAGTAAGAACCCAATTTGTGCCGCCTGGGTCTGGCGTGCCAACTGTCGTTACTTCGTAGATGCCGTTCTCAAACGCATTGGTCTGGTTGTAAACTAGAATACGGTCACCTACTTGTGCAGTAGGTCCGTCTGGCGCAAACGCCGCTTTGGTTCCCGCATTCGTTAACGTTGCCCCAACACCAGCCACGCCATTGTTGTATGTGGCGTTTAAGTTGCCAGTCGTGTTAGGAACTTCATACTTGACCGGGGTGTGATACGTAATGCCAGACGATGCAATCGTATCGACATAAGTTTTGTTAGCAATGTCCGTGGCAGAAGTTGGCGTAGTCGCCACTGTGCCAGCAGTAATGTTGGCGTTACTAATGTTGGCCGTGCTTGTACCTAGCGTGCCAATATCCAGAACATCAACTGCTGAACCCGCAGCATTTAGATAAACAGCACGTTCCGCTGGGTAGCTAACAAATACATCTTTGGTGCCAGCGGCAAACACAACCTTGCTGCCTGCATTGCTGGATTCCAATATTGTGTCGCGTGTGAGCGTGGGCCCGGCAGATAAAAACGTGCCAACCCCCACCTCCCAGTCGCCGGTTGAAGGATCTACCGCGACATAGTACGTCGTGTTGTTGTTGCCAATTACGCTAAATGACTGATACCCGGTAACCGCTGATCCGAGTGAAAAGTCTGACGTGCCAGTCGTAGTAGTGGTTACACGTACTCTGTCTTTGACAACAAGCGCCATGTTCAGACTCTCAATTTTGAATGTTAATGTCGACCCACACGGAGCCCTGTGTATTGTCGATTGTTACCCATGATGTGGCGTTAGTTGTCACCCCGGTCCACGCAGGACTCTGACTATCGTTAACTGCCGCCCATGTTACGCTTTGATTGTTGTTTATAGTACCCCACGCCGGCACCTGATCGTCATCTATGGGCTCCCAAAGATACCGACCAAACAACGTATCTGTAAGCCGCACACCTTCTGTGACGGTAGCATAAAACACGACAGATGAAACAACATTGTCTGCCGTTCGCGATGCGTCTGACACCACCGCGTTAAATATTGACGGCGCCACCACCGCAACGTCCAACGCACTACTAGCCTCTGCAATATTGGATGCAAAGACGGCAAGCGCCGATGCTTGGTCATACGCCACCGCGTTTTCGTTGACGACAACGAAATATGTGCCGGTCGCGCTTACATCGTCGAGCGCCGAAGTCTGTTCGTCAATATTCGCTACAAACTGAACTTGGGCGCTAGTCGCGTCGCTAATTCGCGTGTCTTCGATTACATTGACCGCAAAATTTACTTGGGTGTTAAAGATTACGTATACACGGCCATGATCAACTACCGCTGCATTAAAGTCAGCGCTAGATGACGCAGCGTCTGTTCCCTGGGCTTGATCGCTGATGCTAGTAATAAACGTAGCGGCAGCATCAGCCTGATCGTTAGCGACTATCAAGTTACTAACAGTTGACCTGAAATCCGCCAACGCAGACACAGAGTCTTGGGCGGTCCCGTCTTCTGCAATATTGGAACCAAAGTCTGCGGCGGAAAATACAACGTCTCCAACCGTCGCAGACTCCGCTGCGTTGCTGACAAACACAACGCTAGCTGCGCTTGTATCGGCTGCTTCCGCCGCGTCGGCAACGGATACCGCAAAATTAACAGCCGACGATGTTGTGTCAGAAGCAGATGCTGTGTCTGCGACAGACGACACAAACACAACTTGCGATGCAATATTGTCTTGCGCCGTCGCCAAATCTTGGGCGGCTGCGTTAAATATCGACGCTGCAACCGCGAGGGACTTGCTAGCCTGTGCAGATTCAGACGCGTTGCTGATAAAAATCGCAAACGCACTTGTGGCGTCACTGGCAGACGCCGAAACAACAACGCTAACGTTGTATGTTGCTCCGGCGCCTATATCCGCAAAAGGAGCGGCTGCAAACGAGCTACCGCCAAACACAACATGCCTTACAGCGCATCAAGGCTGAAGGTATACGTCACATTCAACGTATCGCCTGATACCACAGTTCTATCGCCGGGCGACTGGAAGTCGGCTTCCGAAAACAGCACGCCAGACGTGCCAGAAGCTACCGTGCAAAGGAAAGCGCCAGCCACAATCCCGCCCGCGCCTGTAATTGCAAAGCTTGCAGGAGATGCGGTGTTCGAGATGACTGACGGGTCAGCCGTACTTGCCGTGCCAAACGTCATGGCTTTGCGAGTGCCGGAATAATCCGTGAACTCGGTCCAGCCTAAGTGTGTGGCAAGCGTGTCGCCAGCAGCAAACGTCGTGCTTGCGGCGGGACCAGTAATTAGGCCCAGAAAAAAAGATGCGCTGTACGTCACGCCCTTAAAGTATTGGGTGTTCATATCTTGCAGGCCTTGGTTGACCACAAGATTGCTTGACTCGGCAACCCACTTTAGATTGCCATCTTTGTCTTTGCACTCGGCACGAAACACGCCGCCACCACGAACCTTAGCGTCGGCACCGCCGTTGCATACCATTGCTGACGACACGACGTCAGTTGATTGAGCTTTTTCCAAGTTCATGGCTGCCTCTTAAACAGATAAGCGTATTAACGCCGTAGTCGCCGTGTTTTGCGGCATGGTGATTGGGAATGTGTTTGTTGCAATCTTGTCCGAGCCAAAGTCTAAAACGGCAATTGACCTGCCCGTACCAGTGCTAGGATTGATCTTACTCGCGTTATAGATCAAAGCACAACGCGCAGTAAATGATGCCGGGGACCACAACACGTTGTTAAAGTTGACGTATGCAGTATAACCATACGTATTGATTGCACCGCCCGCAACTGTCAATATTTGACCGCCTGCCGTATAACCAGAGCCCACTACTTCGGCGGCCGTAGTGTATGCGACAGTTGCGTCATTGAGATTTGCATTGGCGGTGTATAACGCTATGCGAAGCGTATCCGTCAGCAAATCATGGATGCCTTGAAGCAACTCAGCTTTGAAGCTAGTTGTTTGCGTTTGAATAATTGTACTCACCGCACAGGCACCCTAACTTGACCATCACGATACGCGTCCATGCGCTGCTTGCCATCGCCCAACATCTTCGCCAGAGCCGCAGCATCCGCAAATAGCTTGTCGTAATTTGCAATTGTTTCTGGCTCGGCCTTCATGAACCTCGCCGCTTCAACCAAAGCCGCGTTCAATAGCACCGAGTCAAAATTATCACCCAACCACGACGTACCCGTTGCATTGTTAACCGTGGCAATTGGGATGGAAAAGCCTGCGCCCGTTCCGCCAACATTGCTTGCGTCAATACCAAGCACGTTGCCAGCCGCGTAATAAACGCCAGGATTGGTAATTGCCACCGACGTTACTGTATTGTCAGCCACGACTACTTTGGCTGTTGCGCCCTGCCCCGATCCGCCCGTTAACGGCACATCAAAGTACGTTCCATTGACATACCCTGAGCCGCCGGTCAACGCGCCAAATGTTGCAATCGCTGACTGCACAATCGACACTGGGTAGTAGTAGTAATGCAGCTCGACCCCGTAGCCAAGATTAGGCGTTGGCCCCAAGATGAACGACAGCTCATTTACCTCTGAGTACCCCGGACCAAATATTGCATAGTGCTTTGGCAGGCCGGTGGCGGTCGGGCTTGGGTATGCTTCGCGGATAAAGTTCACATCCTTGTTCAACAAGTACACGTACTCGCCATTGGTTTTAATAACCGCTATGGAGTACACCGACAGAAAGTCCGACGGCGCCGCTAGGTACTTGTTGTTGATAGTCATGTTCCCAGTCACGTTCTTGCGAAGTGCAGGGAACTGAATGAAGTTGTAGATCCGCTGCTCGGCCTGACGGACGAACATGGCAATAGTAGCCGCAGGAAACGTATTCTCTACGATGTCCTGAATGTTTGCCTGAAGTTCGCCGTAGTTCATTGCTTACGCCATCGGCCCGCGAGCCATCACGCCCTTGGTAGCAGCGCCAGTACCTCTAATCTTTATACCCGTCGACTTTACGTTTTTCTCAGGATACCCATTGTTTTTGAGATCAACCTTGGGCGCCGGAGACGGCTGAAGTTTGGTTGGCTTCTTATCCATGTTAGCTGCCCCGGCCAGACTTCTTGTACGTAAACGACGACTTCTTCTGGTTTGCAACTTTGGCAAGGTTGCGGCCAAGCTGCTTCATCTGAAGATTCGTTTTGCCGCCCTTGGCAAACTTAGTCGGCTTCTTGCCAGGGTGCATGTTGGCTTCGTGCTTATGCACAGCAGCTTTAGCGTCCATGATAATTCCTCACGTAGTTGTAACCGTTACTGTACCAACAGATGTCAGAGCAACCAAGTAATTTGGAGTGAGAGGCGCATCAAATCCGCTCGCTCCGCCTACTGGATTCCATCCCCACTGAATGTCTCTTGAGCCACCCGTGGGGTTGCCCGCCAAATTCACGCCCGCAGTTACGTACGTTGAGTCTCGACGCGGGTTACGCAGCGCCTGCGGATCGTCAACCGGATACATACCCAACTGCAACTGCGGATGATCAGGCGACCAGCACTCAGGACATACCAACTTATTAACGCGTTTTGTCTTGACGACAAGTTCGCTTAACTGCCGCAACTTGTACCTAAAGCCGCAGATGTCGCAAATGGCAATTGCAATCTTGCCAGAAGCATATCTGTTGCCCATTTACGCACCGCTACCCAGAAATTGCCGACGCGGCACAAACCGCACAGCAGCTTTCTCACGATCCTCTCCAGCAGCAAGCATGAACTGCTCTTCGTATGCCGCCTTCAATATCGGCAAGCGCTCTGTCAGTTCAGGAATCTTCATTGCAATGTAGTACGCCAAACCCGCCGTCAAACATGGCAGGAAGCGGAAGTTCATATCCGCAGTCTCAATACCATTGCCAGCATCTTGCACACGACGCATACGCCAGTACACAAACTGGTACGTTGTGCTGTTGTCGGGCGTTGGCCAGACAGTGATGGCAGGCAGATTTGGGTTATAGATAGTAGCGCCCGTGCTGTGTGACGCCGCTGCCGTCCCGTTCTGCCCACGGAACACACCACCCAAAGAATTGTTGGGGTTGATCCACCCGTAATAAATATCTTCTGCGTCTATACGAATAAAGCCGGCAGACGGCAAACTAGCGGTAGATGACAACACAATATTGGTTGTCGAGCTGTTGATGTTCCCAACCAATGTTGCATTTGCTGGCGCTTGCTGACCAGACAAACGTTGCACCCATACTTGGATAGGGCGAGCCGTTTGCAACTTATTGGGGATCGTAGCGTAGGTGGATACGCTAATCCGGGTAATCGTCAAATCCGCCTGCGTCGAGGCCGTGTTTTGGCCAGTACGAATGACATGATCTAACAGGTCAATCGTATCGGTAGGCATTGCGTACGTATTGAGCCCGGCAGTCAGCGTAATCGTGCCTTGATCAATAGTCCACATATTGATGCCACGATTCTGCCACTCGATGGTCATCAAGTTCATTGACCGTCGAGCTGTGCGCAAATCGTAGCCTGATCGCATTTCGCGGCCAGCACGCTCCCAGGCTTCTTCGGCAATCTCCGTGAAGTCTAGGTCAAACGCCGTTGAGCCTGTGGTGGTCATTATTACCGACCTCTAGCCGCACGCATATTGTCGACCAAGTTGGGGTAAGGGCGCCCAGCCGCCTGCGCCATCGCTTTGGCTGACGCTTTGCGCTTAGGGCTAAGCTTCTTAGAGGCGCCCAAACCTTCGGGTCGCGGCTTGTCCCATACTTCCCCGCCCTTGGCGTACTCCATAAAGTCCGTGTTATCACGGCGCTTCTTGAGTTTGCCTTGAGGCATCTTGGCGGGATTAATAGCACCCATGCCGCGACTGGCCATCATAGGAATTTACCCTTGGTCTTGCCGCGCTGCGCACAACCATCTGCACGCTTAGAAGCGCTGCCAACTGATCCGCCCTTCTTAAGGCCCAGCGACATCGACCGGCGCGGCGCTTCGTCATACGCCCTGCCCATTGCTTCGCGCTCTTGTTCGCGACGCACATCCGCCATGGCAGCCTCTTCAACTTCAGGCCGGGGAGTCATGGGCATACGCATAGGCCTGGGAGCCATGCCGCCGTCTTCTTCCATGCCCGTGGGGCGCGGGGGCCGAATAGGCTTAACCGAAGGCTTGCGCATCTTGCGCATTTTCATATCGTCCATGTCAGCACTTCCCGCCATAAGCCATTTTGACTTGTTTCGCTTTGGTCTTGCCTTTTTGTGCAATACCGTCAGCCGCCTTGGTGTAGCCGCCAGCTGAATAGGCTTTGCCACCGCCCATCATCTTCTTGGCCATGCCGCCCTTTTTCATGCCAGCCTCAGCCATTTCATGCTTAATCATGGCTTTGGGGGCGCCCTTCTTTTTCATGAAGGCAACTTCTTTGCCCATCATTGCTTTGGATTCTTTCATGTCACCACCTTCGTTGAATTTGCGACCCTTGTCAGCCTTCATAAAATCTCGGCCAACCCGTTGAGGAATGCCAACCCGTTTTGCTGCCGCCGGGTCATGCGCCACCATCGCCATCAAATTGTGCTGTGCTTTGCTCTTAGACGGCATCGTCGTCGTCCTTGCGGCCAAGAATACGTTGCACCGTGTCGGTTTCCCAGATACGAATACCAGTCCACAATATTGTGAAAAGCGCAGCAATAGATGGCAACATATCAACTAGCGT